CTTCATGGCTTCTGCAGCCACGTCGCCCAGCATTTCGTCAACTTCTTTCTTGGCGCCGGCAATCTTGTCAGCAAAAGTAATCTTGTTTTCTGGAGGTGCCAAGGCAGCAAATGATTTTTGCTTGGCAGGATTCATTTTTTCTTTGATAGGATGTTCTTTGCCTAGTTGTTGTTGAGCACGTTTCAATCCTTCAGGACTTGTGGGGCTCTGTGTGCGTTCCTTGTCAAGATCTTGCAAGGTCATTTTATTGCCTGGACGATTCACAGCAGGAATCTGACTCTTGTCTGGTCCTGCTTGATATGCGCCTTCGTCTACTTCTGTGTTGTCATACTTGTCGTACTTTTTGCGCACAGGGTCAAGAGCTTTGCCATCGCGGCCGGCCTTGGCCAAAGCTTCCATGCCTTGTTTGCCGTACTTTTCGTAGCCTTTGGCAGCACGGCTCATGTCACGCTCGTTGAGTTGCTTGTGCTCACTCTTTGGTGCATCTAATACATCCTTGAGTTTTTTGTTTAAGTCATAAAAAAATGTCATTTTGAATTATCCTCGGGTTTGGGCACCAGTGACTGGTTTTGTTGGACGCTTGATATTGCTAAAAGGGCTCTTGTTGCCCATTGGCAAATCATTTGTGGTACGTGCAGACGGAGTTTTACCACCGGCTACTGTAAATTTTGTACGATAGGCATTCTTGACCACGTCGTGATCGTAAGGTCCAGTTGCGTAGTCTTTCTTCAAGGCCTTTTGCTCACGATCTGGAGCAGGGTAATCTGGATCATCCAACAAATCGTTGTTTTCGTCTTCGATCTTTTTACTCTCAGCACCAAGACTTTCGTCATGTGCTAGGGTACCCATGACAATGCGGTTTTCATCCAGGCCAGCTAATCTGGCAATTTGTTTGATTTGTGGCTCAATGGCTGGATATCTGAATTCAACATCCACAATGGTCAGAGACTCATTGGGATATGCTGGAAAGTCGGGAATTTGCTTGCGCACCGGGGTGGTCTTGGGTTCAGACATCTTTACGACATCAAACTGATCCAGCTTGTCTTTGAATGTTTTCAAAAATCCAGCTGGTAGATCACCAGCTACCTTGATACGGTAGTTGTAAGTACGTTCGCTTTCGGCCAAGTATTTTGCGAAGTTTTTCATTGTCAGGTTCCTGTTGTATATTTATGTTTTCTTGTTGTCTTTGAGCAAACGCTCCAGCAAATCATTGCGGCTCAAAACCATGCCTTGTGCAGTTTGTGTAACGCCTGTATTGGGGTCTTCAGGTTGGCTTTGGTCCAGTTTTGCTTTTTTAAGTTGCAAGTCAATCATTTTGAGTTTTTTGTCTAGCTTGGCTGTTTTGGCTGTGATTGCATGGCCCAACATGTTTGAAGCTACACTGAAGATTTCACTAGCAAATCTTGAATCAACCTGCATGCCCAGGTCCATGAGATCTTTGTAGCTGCCTTTGGCTAGGTCTGCAAGATCGTCCATTTCAATGTCTGTGGCATCTAGCCCGCGCACAGCCGGCAGAGCTTCGTCTATCTTGTCAATGGTTTCATCTAGTGCTGCCAGAGTTTCACGATTGGCTGGCAAAGTTGGAATAGCAGAGTCAATCTCTTGCTCTGTGGGAGGCAAATCAAAAAGTTCTTCTAGTTTACGAGTCATACCCTATTTATAGGGTCATCCTCGACCGTTGTGGAACATTTGGTCTTCTGTGATTACTCTGAATGTGATGCCCTGGCGCTGGCACCATTTTTGGGCTGCTGCCCATTTGGCATAGTTGATGGCTACTACGGCACGGTCTCGGCTGCTCATTTTTGACTCGACCACGCTTTGCTTTTTGGGTTTGATTTCTACCAGTTCTGCTCGCATTGTATTGTTGCGGGTGCGATAGGTTATCAAGAAATCTGGAACATAAATGGTTTGTTTGCCTGTGAGCGGATGTCTGTAAGGTATTTGTATGGCTTCACTGGCCCACTGTAGCACATTGGTATTTGTGTCACAAAATCGCATGAAGCTGAGTTCCCACCCTGAACGATATCTAGGCTGCTTGGTGCCTACGTACTTGTCAGTATTTTGTATTTGGTAAAAACCTTGTGCCCATTTGGTCATTGTAATACTGCTCTGGCTGCATTGACATTAGGCGATACTGCTGCACCAACACCCAACAAGGTAGCGCGACTGCGAATAAGATTAAGGTAATAAGCCAGTGTAACTGTCAAATGTATGCCAGTTGCGCCTTGAAATGCCTGCAACAGTGTCAGTGCAGATGTACTGGTTTCTTGTGCAACTCTAAACAGTGCGCTGGAAAAATTACTGGCTGCGCGATCCGTGGTCATTGTACTGCGAAAATACGAATACACCACGTCCCATTCACTAGAAGGTATGTTGGCTTCGTATTTGTAAAAACGATCAAACACTCTGACAGTGAGATCTTGATTGAGATTGGTTTGATTAACAGTTGACATAAAATTATTCAGTTATCAAATACCTGGTGGTTGTACACCCGAAGACGCTGCTTGTGATGGTTGTACACCTGTAGTTGGAAAAGACCAACCACCATTGGTGTTAGCAACAGCTCTTACGGCTCCTGGTATAGCCGCCTGTGCTGCCAGCACTGCACCACGCTTTACTTCGTTGGAAAGTGTTTGTCCAATGTTGACATTTTTAAAGGTATTGTAGGCTGTGCCTGCTTTTTGTGTTGCACCTATCAGTCCCAATACAGATCCTGACTGCAAGTCTTGGAATATGCCGCCAGCTGCATCCAGGAGACCACCTTGGCCGAGAATGGTCTGAGTTGACCCTGGTCGAGAAATAGGACTAGTCTTGGTGTCGTAGTGTGTAGGATCTGCAAATCCTGGTGCTTGTTTATTAGGAGCACCTTGAAAGTATTTCACAGTTTCGTAGGCAATGGTCATCGAATTCTGCATGGTACCATTGCCTTGACTGTAGTCATAGGTATCATGACTCCAATTGGTAATCAACGGATTGATCAATACATATTCTGCGTATTTCTGTTGGTAATCAAATCCAAAAATTCTAATGTCTTTAAAGAATGGAGGTTTGCCTGATCCACCGGCCACGCCGTCGCTAATGGCTTCACCAATATAGCCCCAGTCATTGACCACACGATCGTTGTTGTAAATGTCGCGGCTGTTGTAGCCAAAACCAGTAGTACGATTTCCCTGGGCACCAATACTGCCGTTGGTGTTGTTCGCTGCGCCATACTGCTGAGTAGGATCTTTATAGTAGTAACTGTAGTAGTTGTACCACAGGTTACGCATCAAATCTCCACCATCATCATGAAATGTGATGTTGATAGGCTCATAGTTGATCTTGGTTTGTACAATGCGTTTGCGATTGTACTGATTGAGTGTTTCCGTTTGAATAGCATACTTGGGCAGGTCAACAGTTTTTACTACGTAACTGATATTGTTGACATCAGTTACTCCCAGTGCTCCGCGCAGTGATGGAATTTCTGCGGTGTTGATAGAAAAAGCCACGTGGAATAAAAACTTAAACCGTGGCTTTAATTCATATCCATTGGTTCTAAATACTTTGGCTGCGTGAGAGTAATCACGCAGTGTATCAGTACCAAAAAACCCTTTAAGAAAGTCCTGTCCCCAGGTAGCTGGCATTAGACGCTCCCGCCACCAGCACCTGTTACAACGTCGCCTAGAGTTCTTGCAAGACCGGTAGCAACACCAACACCATAAGGAATTTGATTGGCATTATCAAACGCAATGGTCATGTTGATTGTTACAGGCGCTGACTCGCCATAGTTCATGGCACCATAATCAGCGCTCTTGAGATAGCAACCATACAATTCCCAGGTTTCTAGCACGTTAGGCTGTTCAGCTCCGTTGCCGCCGTCTAGTATTTCGAAACGAGTCAAAAACTTGTAATCGATACCAGAACTTGCCGAAGCCATTTCCAAGAAATCCATTTGCTTTTGTATCTGCTCGCCAACCAACCGGCTGACTTGTCCTGAAGCATCGTCACGAATTTCGCAAGTGGTATCTGCCCAAGTGTGTTTGCCTGCCAACTTCAGTGTTGAGTTGTAGATAGGCAATGTGATTTCTTCAAAGCTCAAGTTGGGACGAGCAAAGCTCATCACTTGTTTGGTTAATTCTGTACGAGGAGTTGTCACTCCAAAATTTTCAAACATCACGCGGAAGCGATATTTGAGTTTGGGCATCAGCAGACCTTGAGTGCTTGCACTTTGATCGCTGGCCAACGGTACTGTCATTCTCTGTAATGATGAAACTGCCATTTTTATATCTCCTATGTCTTTATTTACCTTAACTGGGGGGTTAAAAATTAACCCCCCAGTTTATTAGGCTGCTGCTCCAGAGATCTCACCAGTGTTCTTGATTCGCAACGGAATGTAGATAAACTCAATTGCCTTCACTGGTTCGATGGCAACGTCTACCCACAGCTCGTTACGATCAATACGTGCAGGTGTGTTGTTGCTCAAATCACACACTACCAAGTAGTCATAAATTGCTCGCTTAGAAATCAAGTCAATCATCAAACTGTTAACAGTGTTGCTGATCTCGTTACGAGTGATTTCATCGTTGGGTTCAAACAAGTACAACTTGCCAATCTCTTCCAAACGTCCACGCAAGAACGCAACCAGTCGTGACACGTTGATACGATCTAGTGCACTAGTAATACTGGTTGTGGTCTTGTTACCAAAGTTGGTAATACCCACACCTGGAATAAATGTAATTGGGTTGATGTCGTTTTCGTACAGCACATCTCTAATACCTTGTCCCACGTTGATTTGAATAAACTCACCTGTGGTAGAATCAATGTAACCAATTGCTGTGGCGTTGTCCACAACACCGCGACGTGTACCAGCAGGTGCTAGCCATGGATAGCTTACACTGTCACTGCGGATGATTGTTCTCATCATCATGTGGCTTGGTGCTGTGACCACTGGGTTGCCCGACAAGTCTGTAGTTTGGCAACTTGGATAGAACGTGGCCATGTACTGGCTAGCAGAAACTAAACCATCTTCTGTTGGCAAACCTAGACCATTGTTATTGGTAGCCCATGCAGCAAGATCTGTTCCTGTAGATGGCAGACGCATTGGTGTGTCGCCCACCACAAACAAGGTGTTGTTACGCTCGTTGCTGAGTGCAATCATGTTAGGCATCAGTTCTGGATAAGCAGGTGTAGCAATCAAACTGTACAAGCTTTGTTCTTCACGTGCAGCACTGCTGGTGTCAATGCCACTCTTCAGTGCTTCAACAACCATTTGGCGTTGGGCTTGACGTCCTGACCACATAGAACCGTTGTCTTTGTTGCCGCTGGCAGTTACCCAGGTATTGGTATCAATCACAGACCAATAGGTTGTATTGGTAGGTAAGGTTCCCACACTTGGAGGTGCAAGCTTGCACACATAGATGATGCCGTTGTAGACCACAAAGTTATTGTAGACATACGCTGTTGTTGGAGAATAAGCGTCAACATTGTAGTCGGTGCTTTCAGTGTTAAAATAGTCTAACGCAAAACGCTTGATGTTGTAGCCACTGCGACGAGTGTTGAACAACAACATACCTTGGGGGTATAGATCAGGATTTGGAGCATCAAGATCCAAATAGTTTGCACCAGTTCCAGTGTTCAATGATACAATAGTTGGAATAGGATCAGCTATGGGATCCGCAGTGCCTGTTGAGCTCCAACGTGCATCAGCAAACAAGATACCATTTTCGCTAACTTGATCAGATGTGTCAACTGCTACCCACTGATTCACTCCATTCAGTGGTTCCCAACGATACAGCTTAGGATAATTTTCCAAGTCGCTGGTATCAATCCACAAATCGCCAAGTTGCAATGGACTTGTATTGGCATCTGTCTGTGTGGTTGGTGCTGTGGCAGCAACAATAGGACCTGCAGCGTTGGTCAAGTTGAGGTTAAAACCGCGAACATCGTTGGTAACGTTTCGATATCCTGTCCAGGCATTGTTGTTCTGAATCATGATATCAGCTTCGCTTACAGTGCTGTAGTACCACAAGCGTCCATCTGCTGGATCTTGATCTGGTTCTGTGGTGCTGGCAGTGTATGTAAACAGTGGATCAGCTACCCAGTTAGATAATACCAATGTATTAGCAACTTTGCCCGATGCTCGACACAGTGGGGTACTTGCAGTAAAACCGGCCAACGCAACCGGTGTTCCAGAAACGGTAGTTAGACTGATTGTTCCGCCCTGGGAATGTGTGAACACAATATATCCATCACTGTTGAGAGACGCACTCGTGTAAGGGGCATTGGCCGCACTGACCGCGGTAACAAAATCTGTAGGTGTTGTTCCAGCTAATGTTACAAGGTACGGACCGGCAAATGCGTTTGATCCTGCTTCGGTTACTCTGATCTGGAAACTGTTGCCGACACTAAAAACTGCATCGTTGATGCTGGATGTAACTACTGTGGCTCCCAGTGCATATCGTTTGTATATGGTAAAGGCAGCTGATATTATATTACCAGTATTGATCTGATTATTATTCCATTGAATGTAAGTTGTACCAACAGGAATATTTTTTCCACCGCCTGCTGGGTCAAATCCATAAGTTGCTGTTGAGACACTCTCATATGCTGGAGTTGTTTGTGCAACAAACGATCCCAGGGCAGCATTGTACACCCGCATAGAAATGTTTAATCCATTGTTTGCTGGGCTCATGTTATTCCAGATAGAACCAGTAGGGCGTGGGCTTGTATCTGTGCTTCTCCAACGGGGAGCTTGATAGCTGTATGCAGGCAAATAAGTTGGTGCTGCATATTCACCAGTTAAAAGTCCAAGGCTAGCCAACAATACAGATCCGTTGTTAGGACCTATGTCAATGGTAATCAAACCATTGTTGCTCAGTGTTGAACCATCGTTAGCCGCAGTAGAATCTGCATATATAACCAACTTACCGCTGATGACGCCAGCTGAGACCCCGGTGATATTGGTGTCGTTGATGGCCTGCGCATATCCAGTCACTGTGGCTGCGGTTCCGTTGAATCCCACAGCAACCAAACTGTCGTTGATGTAGAGGTCATAGCCGTTGACCAGAGAAGTCGGAGTACCAGTACCAGTTACTGTGGGCCAGCTGTCTTTCCAGGCATTGGTTCCCAACTGCACCCATTGGTTGCTGGTATTTTTGTAATAGATTGGAATATCGACAGCTTGTTCAACTACTGCGTAGTCGCCAATACTACCAATGCTTTGCAATGGGGCATAGTCTCCGCTGCCTGCGTTGACTACATCTGTGTCTTCGGTAATTATCAGCGGTGTTTTTACTGTAAATGTTGCAGTGGTTTGGTTCCATTCCTGGATACCCCAGACACTGTTTGCGGCATCTAGCCAATAGCTGCCATTTTCTGCGTTACCAGTAGGACGACTCAAGCTAGCAGTAAGTTCTGACAAATCAACATCCACACGCTGAACATAAGCACGATTGGTAATGCCCAATGAACTATATGCAGCAAGCAAACCGTATTCGTTGAGTTCGTAACCGTTGATAGGCGTACCAGCAGTGGTCTGATAGAAGAATGGCACGCCAAAAGTAGCAGCCAAATCACGCTGACTGGTGATGAGATATGTTTTGTTAGCGTTGGCTGCAAGAGTTCCTGCTGCCACTGTTGCGCCGTTTGCACTAACTTTGTTTTGTGCAGTAGCAACCAAGAAGTACGGTACTGTGTTGACCGCAGATGGGATATATTGACTTTCGTCAATTACTGTTACTTCTACGCCGGGTGATATTAGAGCCATGGTCTATTCCTTTTCAAGATATCAATATTTATAGATATCCTCCAAAATTGCCGCTCTACGCTGCCCTTTGGCAAAGGTCCACCATAAATATCTCATGCAAAGACCCGTGTGTCAGGCCTGTAACCAAAGACCTTGTGCTGTAAACTACGTCAAAGACGGAGTCAAGCACTATCGCAGTCGTTGTGACAACTGCTTGCGCAAAGGTCGGGGTCTTAAAAAGAGAATACCACGCTGGGAGGCAGCAGGGTACAAGAAAAAAATGACGTGCGATCGTTGCGGATTCAAAGCCCGCTATTCAGCACAAGCTCTAGTGTATCACGTGGATGGTGATCTTAATAATACTGCTCAAAAGAATCTCAAAACAGTGTGCCGTAATTGTGAAGTCGACTTAGCAAAAACTGATTCAGTGTGGCGGACTGGTGATTTGCAACCAGACGTGTAACTAGTTCACGTGTGTTGCGTTTGAGATCTTCTAGGGTGCCATTGTTATCAATCACATAATCAGCCATCCAGATTTCCAAACTCATGCTAGACTTGTCCTCGGCTGGCAAATGATTACTACGATCTACCCAAACAGCATAATCAAACACCTGAGTGTTACGCATGGCATGAAACTCGCTTTTGTTACGAAGTCCGCAGTAGATTGAATTTTCAGCAAATATTTCTCTGCCCAGTCTAGCATAATCGTCTTTACAGTAAGCATGAATCATGTTGTACCACTCTGCTCGATGATTGTGTCGATCCTCAAAACACTGTGCATAGCTAGTGTATCCATATTTGTTTTTGAGTTCTGCATAGATAAACTTTTCAGCACAAAAGTCCGAACTAGAGCGGAAACTATAGCCAAATTCTTCACGCAGAATATCACACACAGTATCTTTACCATGTCGAGCATTGCCAATAACAAGCAGTTTAGGAAGTGTCATTTGAGTGAGGTTACGTTAAGGTGTTTTAGAGTACGTTGCAACATACCAATCTGTCTACGACAGTCTTCTAGTGCATGATGGCTAGTGGGAGGGATGGGCTGATCTGGCCACAAGCTGAAAACTGTGCGGCTGTCACGAACTGCATAGAATTTCCAAGGCAGTGCTTTACTGTAGCTCTTGTAAGCATGCTCTAGGATGTTCATGTCGTATGTGGGACCTTGTGCCCAGATTCTGTTGGAGTGCCAAATCAGCCGGCCTAGCCCATCTAATGCTTGATCTAGAGGAATACGGCCTTGTTCGTTGAACGCTTCGTCTCGAACTACAGCAGGTTGTGTAGCCCACCATTCAATTGTGCCTTGATCAATGGCACGGTCTTCTTGGCTTTCTAATGTGACTCTAGCATAGTAACTCTGGCCAGAATGTCCTTGCCCAAACGGGTCAAAGCTCTGGGCCGCAATAGTGAGTATTGTAGCGTCTGGGCCTGTTGCAAGCCCTTCAAGATCGATCATTAAATCTGCCATACTGCAAGTATAACAGAATTCTAATTCTAAGTCTACAAATGATTAGCCAATTACCCAGGTCAACGGTTGCGAACCATCCATGTACAGCTTGAGTTGTTCTTCTAGGGCTGTCATGGCTTCTTTGGCTTCGGCTTTCATGGCCGCACCGTTAAGGGTGCCGCCACCTTGCGGTCCAGCAATGGTGCCAAACTTTTCACGTGCTTCGCCAATGATCATTTTACAATTGGCTACCATGTAGTCCTTGATCCATTGTTGGATCTGATAGTCACTGAGTAAATTGATTTCGGGTTTTAGGTTGTAGCACCAAAGCAACACATTCTCGCCAGTGCCTTTGGGATCACGAATGATCTGTAATTTTTTGGTCACTGGATTGAAAGTGTAGTTTACATAGCCGCCGAACATACGTGCGGCCAATTCTACATATTGGCTGTAGAAATCGTATGTGGCCAGACCACCGGCTACGTTGAAGTTCATCAAGTAAACGTTCAAACTGGCCTGTGCAAACGGATCAAAGTTTGAGGCAAATGGTCCAGTAGAATCGCCAAAAGTTCTGCGAAATATTTGTCTTACAGAAACAACTTCCTGTGGTAGTTGGTAAATGTTTACGTCACGCACCAGTTCCATAAAGGAATAGCTTTCCTCATAGGCATTTTGAGCACGTTGACGATAGGTGCCAATGGTTTTTTGATACGCTGTTTCGTAGTGTGCAGGGTCCAATTCGATGTCTACAATATCACCACCAAGTTGAAGCCGCACATAATCATTGAGATTTTGCTTGAGTGTTTCGAGACTGTTTTGTTGCTGTTCTGCCATTGGGGGACTCCGTCCCCTTTATTTACCAGCTTTTGAGAATGATCAAGTTCTCTGTACCACGTCCGTTGAACGGTGTTTCTGTAGTAGCCAAGTCCTTGTAGATCTTTCTAGCGGCTGGCTTGCCTGCGGCACCCATGGCTCGGAGTACCTCTGCTGGCTTACGCACAGTTTTTTGTTGGCTGTCTACTGTGCTAAATCCAATAACAGCATTGGATTTCACTGTGAAAACTTTGGTGTATTCATCTGCCATAAGGTGGATCAACTTGCGTTTTTTAGTGTCGTACAACCAGGCTTCTGCTTTGTCTACTAAACTTGCAGCCGGCAAGCCTTTGAGCTTGAGTTCTGCAAATTCTACAATATGCTTGAACTTTGCGGCTTTCTTTTCTGGCGTCACTGCCTTGACTGCACGTGGCTTGCGTTCGACCTTTTTAATTTGTACATAAGCACCACAATCTGAAATCACAAGCTCACAGAACTTTACACAATTCCGTAACTGCACTTTGCTCAGATAGCCGTAGCCTTGAGTCAAGTCTGGATCTTTGCCCTCAACTGCGGCATCAAACTCCACAAGTTTACGAGTCCAGATTTGCTTAATGTCATTGACCATTTGTGGTGCAATGTTTAGGCTACGCATGAGCGCCACGGGTTTGTAGTCTGCTGTGAGTTTGGCGCCTGACGCAATGAACTCGTCGAACAAACCATCCATTTCACCTGCACATTCCGACACCTTTTCACGCAGTCGGTCCTGAATGGTGATCTTTGGTACTGTGTCCTCGGCTACTACTTCCTCTGCTTCTTCATCTTGCTTGGATTCCAAAATCTCTTTTAGCAAGTTGTCTAATTTGATCTGCTCGTGTTCTGTGAACTCCAGTCCCACCATGCTCATACGGCACAGCCAACCGGTTGTGAGTCGGATTGAGCTGTCAGGAATGCGTTTGAGTGTGCGAACGTCGGCTTTGCGTCCATGTGTTTCCAGATAGTTCACAATCATCTCACGAGCATCTTTTTTGCCGTAAAAATAATTGTACCAAGAAAACGCATGGCTCAGCGCACTGATACGATTGTCAGTGGGTTGCACTCGCCAAGTGGGCTCCATACCCATTGCATTGGTATCGGCACTACGAGGATTCAAGGGTTTGACAGATTTGGTTGCGATCATGATTGTTCCTTACTTAGTCGTGGGCAAGTGTTTTACGGTGTCAAAAAGTTTGGCAGCACGTTTAACGTCAAAATTTTTGTGTTTATACATCCAGGCTTTTTTGCGTTCTGCTACTTCCAGGGCTTCTGCCAGTCGCCATTTAGTGTTGAAGTCTGCAGACATTATTATACGGCTCATGTCCACAATGTCAAGTGCATACTCTACCCATTTTTCTGTGGCTTTGACTTTGTCATAGGGCAGAATAAAGCCCTTGCCTTTTGGACCTGTGTACTTTGCTACAAAGTTTGCGGCTTTCATACCATACTCCCGGAGTGGATAAGTGTGTATTATAGCACTTTGGGATTTAATGGTCAACCGCCCATAAATACTACACTATGCCCCGTCTAAGCCTTTACCGCCCAAATCGCACTCGTGATTATCAATTTTTGGATCGTACCATCCGAGAAATGTACACTGTTGGGGGTGTGGATATCTACATCCACAAATACATGGGGCCGCAAACTGGCGGGGAAGATTCGGCATTTTCGGGCAATGCTGATGCTACACAGCCTGTGTATGAAACACAAAGCCCACTGAACATACAGGATCTGCTGTTGTTGGAAAACCGCGACAGAATATACGATCAAGATGTGTATGTCATGCGCGGAGTGTTTCAGACTCAGGACATTGATTTTGATTTAAGTCAATTTGGATTGTTTTTAAACAACGACACTTTGTTCATTACATTCCATTACAATCGCATGATTGATGAATTTGGGCGCAAACTCATGAATGGTGACGTTTTAGAAATTCCTACACTGAAAGACTACTATCCATTGAATCCGGCTATTCCACAACCCTTGCCCAAGTATTATGTGATTCAAGACGCTGCTTTTGCATCCGAAGGATTCAGCCAAACCTGGTTGCCACACCTTTGGCGTGTGAAAGCCACACCGTTGGTCAACGCACAAGAATACAAAGACGTACTCAAAAAACCCATGGTCCAAGAGAATATCTGGGACTCAGACAATTTCTATCCTGCAGGTACTGTTGTTAATTACGGTAACACTTATTATCAGGCTGTGCAAAATGTGCCTGCAGGAACTACTATCAACAACACCAGTTATTGGTTAGAGTACACACCGTTAACTCAGAGTGATCAAATGACCACTCGCACCAAGGATCAAGAAATCAATGATGCTATCCTTGCACAGGCCGATGTTGAAGTTCCTTTAAGTGGCTACGATGTTGACAAGTTTTATATTACTCCCACTTTGGAAAATGGACAACCAGCCAATCCTGTGGGACTCAATACCAGTTCTACTACCACGATAGACGGCACCGAAGGTGGTATGAACTCTACTCCTCGCGGATTTGGATATACCCTGGGTTACTTAACTGGTGACGGCAAAGCCCCAAACGGTTTCCCAGTCACGCCGGGAGTAAGCTTCCCAGACAATCCAGTCAGCGGAGACTATGCTTTGCGATTGGACTTCTTGCCCAATCGGCTGTTCCGCTTTGATGGTAATCGTTGGGTGCGTATCGAAGACAATGTTCGCACAGATCTCAACAACGGGCCAAATAACAAGACCCTACGCTCGGGCTTTGTAAATAACACAGCAGAAGTTCGCACCACAGATCGCGGCATGATTCCAAGTCGTCAGAGTCTCAGCGAAATTCTCAAACCCAGAGCCGACAACGGCGGATAAACAATGCAACAATTCTTTTACGATGATCAAATACGTCGTTTTTTACTGCAATTTACTAGAATCTTTTCAGGGTTCCAAATAGAGTACGGTCGCGATTCTGCCAATCCTGATCAGTATGCGCTGTTGCGTGTACCAGTTCGCTACGGTGATGCCAGTCGCAATGCGCAGACTATCATTCAAGAAAACTCAGCCAACAGTTTGCCCAGCTCACCATTGATGACTTTCTATATTGCAGGCCTGGATTACGATCGTCCGCGCATGCAAGAACCTTACTTTGTGTCTCGTTTTGCAGTCAAGCAACGAACCTACGACACTGTTACAGAAACCTACGAAACCTCCCAGGGCAATGCGTTTACCATTGAACGACTAATGCCTGTGCCCTACAAGCTGACCTTGAACTTGGATATTTGGACCACAAACACCAATCAAAAGATGCAGTTACTTGAACAGATTTTAACCTTGTTCAATCCTTCACTGGAAATACAAAGCACAGACAACTACATTGACTGGACTAGTTTGAGCGTGGTTGAATTAGAAAGTGTGCAATGGTCTAGTAGAACTATACCTATATCCACAGAAAATCCCATAGATATTTGCACGTTGCGATTTAACTTGCCTATTTGGATCAGTTCTCCTGCCAAGGTCAAGAAACTGGGAGTGATCGAACGTGTGATTGCCAGCATGTACGATGCGCAAGGAGATTTACGAGATGCAGTGACCAACAGTGATTTGTTGCTGGGTACACGTCAGGTTATAACACCTTTCAACTACAAAATTATGTTGATTGGCAACAGCATACAAATACTGCAAGAGCGTGCAATTGTGGATCAACCAAATACTAGCCTAGAACCGCCAGACATTGTGAGTGGCAGCGGGCTACTATGGCCTGCTGTGATTGGCATGTATGGCGTATTGAGGCCTGGTATCAGTCAAATACGACTAACACAGCCCGATGGTTCAGAGGTGGTTGGCACAATAGTAGTTGATCCCAACGACGAACGTTTTGTGTTGTTTAGCGTAGATCAAGATACCGCACCTCAAAACACCATGCTGCCAGTGAATGCTGTGATCAATCCCTTGATCAGTGCGCCTGGCAACGGGTTACCAGCAGCAGTTGCTGGACAACGATACTTGTTGACTGAGGGTACTGGTGCAGTGAACAACGCATTTCCTGCAACAGCATGGTTGGGTGCGTCAAACCGTCCGTTGGTAGCGCAAGAAAACGACATCATTGAATTCAACGGTAGCTGGTGGGATGTGACTTTTTACGCACAGCAACAAACACAAATTCAATACATAAGTAACCTCACCACAGGCATACAGTACGAATGGACAGGCGGCTCATGGATCAAAAGCTATCAAGGAATTTACCCTGGCGGCGACTGGAGTCTGGTATTGTGAACGCAGTAGGTGTTTGGTTTCGAAGCAACCAAACCAATCGTTATCTGTATCTACTGAGAAACGATGCCAAGCACCCAGGAACCTGGGGGCTGCCAGGTGGCAAAATTGAACCAGGCGAAACCTTGCTAGGTGGTATGGAGCGAGAATGCATTGAAGAGCTAGGCAGCTTTCCTGCATATCGTCGACTGGTGCCCATTGAAAAATTTACTTCTGCTGACAATAAGTTTGTGTATCACACATTTGTATGTGTGGTAGATAATGAATTTGTTCCTGTGCTCAACGACGAGCACTTGGGCTATGCCTGGATTGACGATGGCACATGGCCCAAACCTTTGCATCCCGGGCTTTGGAGTACTGTGAATATGGACACGGTACAAAACAAAATCCTGCGTGTTGCGCAGGATTTTGTTGTTTCCAAACCAGCCTGATCAGGCTTGAGATTCTTGGAATTGCAATTGAACTTCTCCCACTGGACTTGTCTGTGTGGTCAATGCTGTAAGTTGCACTGCCAACACTTCAGGTCCGTTGGGGTAAGTTCCTGTGCCAGGTATACCGCTGGTTCCAATCTGTTTAACTGAGCCCAAATCCAGCACTCCTGAATTGGTAGTGGATATGGGAATAGCAAACAGTCTTTCGCCACCACTTAGTTCAGTGGTAATAGCTTGAATGGTCAGGTTTAAATCGTTGGTAGGAGTCGAGCCACCAATCACGTTGCCCAAAATCTTCACAGTATCTCCAACTGCATAACCTGTACCAGCATTTTGTATTGAGAGCTGTGTGGTAGAATTGGTATAACTTGTACCAGAAGCCGTTAACTGTACTGTGACGTTGGCTGTGGACCCTGAGCTTGACACGTTGGTCAGACCTAGCCCAGCAAAGGTTCTAATTGCTGAGCCACCAAATGTAACTTTGGTACCTGACTTAGAGAAGCCACCAGTAGTCCCAAACAAGCTGGATGTTACACCACCTGTGGTCTCACCTGTATATCGCGGCGCTGTAGCAAATTGCGTAAAGCTAGGCTGGAAGCCACCGCCCAAGTTGTTCAGGCCTGACCATGTAGTATTAGCCGAATCAATGTTGTTGGGGTTGAGAATACCTTCAACCAAGTATCGACCAGCACTGACCTGAATGTTGAGATTACTCATGGTCAACTGAGCTCGGTTGATCAAGGTGCGCACACCCAGGTCGCCAATAATACCGTCGCTGACGCTGGGGCTTAATCGCATGGCAAACACAGTTTGCTTTGCTCCAACTGTGCCTGGTAAACCATAGTTGGTACGGTTGAATGTAAATTGATAACCTTCGTCGCCGTCAAAATTACCGTCCATGATCACTGAACTACCCCAGTGGTTGACCAGTGGAGCACAGGTATTACTGATCAAGATTACTCCAGTATTATCTGTGTGACTTGCAGCAGCACTGGAAGTAAAGCTGCGAGCAGCACCATCTACCCATTGGTCAAATGTAGCTGCTCGTGTAACTCCTGTGAGTGTGTTTCCGCTCTTGCCTGAATACTTGATAATTTCGCTGTCAATCATCACAAACACAGGATAGGTAACAGTGGCTGGAGGATACTGGCTAGCATCTCGCAAATCTATAGAAGTTTGGCTGTCATTGATTGCGCCATTCAAACTTGACACTGGAGTTTCGTTGACTGCTTCGTAACGACCAGGCAAGTTACCTGAACGCATGTATGCTTCGTTGTTCAAGTTGTTGTTGGGTCTACGGTGTGCAGGGATCATAGTACCTTGTTGACCGCGGACCATCCATTGTACATAACCAGCACCGTACCATGAGTATTCTACTCCCAACATCTGCATTTTGTTTGCGTCTATAGTAAAACCACTGGGTCCTGTACCATCTAATGTATCAACGTTGAAGTCGTCTTGGACCACGCGAATTTCGTTGCGCAGAGCCATTTTTACACGCACTTGATTTGTCACTCCACGGAATGTAGGTACCACTGTCATGCGGTTGTTGTCTAATACAGACGTAACACTGTGTGTCATGCCTTGTATGATCACAGTATCACCGTTGTTGAGCTGTTCCTGGAAACGGCAGGTGCCATCACCTGTGACCAAGTTTGATCCCACGCCCACTGACACTAGGCCAGCTACTTGAAAGGTGCTCGAACGTTGTACCACGTTTAGTGACTGACCGTTGTGTTCCCAGAACAAGCCGTTTTGATCATCAAAGATGCCAGCTCGTACACTAGAACCGTGCCATTGTGTCACAGCAATTCGTGGTTGTTGGCCTAGTTCAGGTGCAACACTGCCCAAAGTAGCCTGTGCTTGAACCACAAAACTAATGTCACTGCCAATACTGGTCACGGTGTAGTTGGAAGCATTGTAGCCAGACGTGGTTACTCCACTGATTGCAACAGTTGCTCCAGCATTGAGTCCATGTTCTATATCTGTAGTAATGGTAATATTACTGCTAGCCGCAGTTCCTGCTGCTACGATCCCGGCAATATCAAATGTTGGTTTGAGCATGCTACCTGATGTAAACAAGATACCTTTACCAGATTGATAACGGAAATATTTCTTGGTTTGTCGAACAGCGGCTGCGCCACGTGTAGGAGAACCAGTGCTCAATACAACGCCACCATCAAAAGGTCGTGGTAAGAATGCAGCATTGCTACGAATGTTGATAAGACCTGCAAGACTTCCGCTCACTGCCGCTCCAGCTTTGGCTGTGTAAGAGAAAGTAGTTGTAGTAGGAACTGCTGTTACAAAGAAGCTACCCGTACCATAGGCCTGATTAGTGCCCGATGTCAGTGCAACCAAAATTGGTGTGCCTGGTACCAGACCATGAGCATAAGTGGTTGTCACAGTGATAGTACTAGGTGTCAAACCGTCGCTGACAATGCTGGCAACATCAAGGTCAGCGCCAGTGTACGGGAAAGCTTGACGTACCACGCTGTCAAATTGATTCAACGGAAATCCTGGAGCCAAATTTGGCAATCGTCGAGGATAGTATGCAAAGTTGTTGTCATTGGCATAGTAAACATAGCTCACGCCTTCGGTGTTGCTGCTAGCTTGGTTTTGCATGCTGACATACTCGCCGGCTGTCAATCCATGGCTGTCTGCGTTGACTGCAATTTGAGGAATATCAGTGTTACCAGTGGCATCATAAATGCCTGTCATACGGATCACTGGAGATCCAACTCCAGCAGCAGACAATGCTGTGGTGTTAAATTGTCCACGAGCAATAGTTTGAGTTCCGTTGACTGCTGTGCTTATTGAACTCATGTTAACCAGTTCTACGTTGCTACTTAGGCGCTGCATCACTGTGCCTGCAACAAAACTGTTAGCAGGCGCAGTATTGTACCAGCCACGAGTGAGTTGCAAAGTAGTGGCATTAGTTACTTCATAAACTCTAGCTATTTCAATGTCGTTAACTGCAAAAACGTTGTTGCCAATGCTGATGTTAGCAGATCCGCCATTGGATTGATTACTTTGACGCACCACTGTGAGTGCGTTGCCTGTTACGTTGGTCACTGACATTACTTCAAACACATTGGCGGTGTTTGTTGCAACAATAATGTAACTGCCATCTGCAATACCTGCTGCTGCCACGTTGGCCACGTTGACTGTGGTAGTGGCCGTACTGGTAATGTTGGCCACTGCCACTGTGGTACCACCAGTACCGGGGTTTCCAATAATGATCAAGTTGTCGTTTACACTTAATCCAGTGGTGCTGGCCACTGTAAATGTTCGTTCAGCTGAACTGTTGACGTTGGCTGTTAATCTAGTGCTTACAAACGGGGTCACGTTGCCCTGTGTTTGACTAATGATCAACGCAAAATCATCGGCTACCCACTTTGCTGTGCTTTGGTTTTGCAGTCTCACACTGGTATCTACGTTGCTAGTAAGTTGATCGTCGCCAGCAATCATTGTGGCATAACCGTTGGTATTGATTGTGATATCTGCACCAATATCTTCGTAGAAGGATGGAATGTTATTAACAGTGACAAAATTTTGCCACTTGGTATTTTGCAATCCATATTCAAAGTCAGCGTCAATCAGCGCCTGAGGATTACTGATTCGTTCGCGGCCAATGGCGTCTAGGCCAAAACTCCACGGTTGTACAATCATCTCTGCATTTTCTACCCAGATAGCCAACTTGTCATTAGGGTCCATGGCAGAAGTATCAGTGTCCAAGGTAAGCGTTGTAACACCATCGTAGGCAGCAGGGAAGTCATTGGTTACCCCTGAGGTGTAGCTCACTGTGCCGCCCAAAACAGGATCACCAAAATTGTAGATACAGATGCCGTCTGTTGTGTTGTAAATGGCAAGGAATTCAGGCAGATTTACCCGGCCTGCTATTTTGACGGTGCCTACACCAGCAGTGCTAGGAGAAAAAACATAATTATTAACTCTTTGTCGTGCCATTTCTTAAACTCCAAATATGATTTGATTAGCGGTCAACGTTGCTTGTGTGGTCGTTGAAAACTTGTTGTAACCAATAGTACCATTGGCAATTTTACTGTTGGTCACTGTACCATCGCTGGGGGTGCCAGTATATAGTGTGTCGCCCATGATGATACCAAAGAATGGTGTTAATGCTGCTGGTGGTGTGGTAAAACTGATATTTGACCCTGATATACTAAATCCCACGCCAGGATTCAATATAATATTGTTCAAGCTTACCATCATTGCGTAGGCAGTGGGGGGTGAGAACGATGTTCCACCCACGGTGATTGGAAACACTGTGTTTGTGCCGTCAAACGCCGGCGTATCCATGTATCTATATTGTCCAATCTGCGGTGTATTACCCAAATAAGCCATTTGTTTTCCTTATAGTCTGCCAACCACAACTTCAATTGTGCCTGACTCT